CCACGAAGCCCCACCCACCAAGGGCATCCTCGCCATCTACAACCAAGGCGACCGGCGGCTCTGGTACTGGCAATGTATCGACTGCCACAATTGGTTCGAGCCTGACTACGAGTTGCTGGTCTACGATGACTGCGAGGACGCCATGGAAGCCGCCGAGGGGGCGCACCTGTGCTGCCCTCACTGTGCTGGCGTCTACCATCACGATCCGGTCGATGGACGGCCCGGCAAGCACGAGATGAACCGCAGAGGTAAGTGGGTGCCTGATAACTGCCGGATCGACTCCGAGGGCATCATCCACGGGACGCCCATACGGTCGAGCATTGCGTCCTTCTGGCTCAAGGGCGTGGCCGCTGCGTTCTCCGATTGGAAGACGCTGGTGTTCAACTTCATCTCCGCCGAGCGAGAGTACGAGGCCAACGGCTCAGAGGAATCCCTCAAGACCACGGTCAACACCGATCAGGGTAAACCGTACACACCGAAGAGCCTGCTCAACGACCGCATCCCAGAGGTGCTGAAAGCCCGTGCCAAGCCGCTGGCCCAGAAGGCCGTGCCCGAGGGCGTCCGGTTCCTGATCGCCACGATGGACGTGCAGAAGAACCGCTTCGTCGTACAGGTCCACGGCATCCACGCGAACAAGGACATCTCGGTCGTTGACCGTTTCGACATCCGAAAGTCCAAGCGGTTCGATCCAGAGGGCGAGCGGTATTGGGTCAACCCCGGCGCACACCCGGAAGACTGGAAGCTGTTGGCCGAGGAAGTCATCAACAAGACGTACCCGCTGATCGACGGCTCGGGCCGGGAGATGGGTATCAGGTTCACCGTCTGTGACTCCGCTGGTAAAGACGGCACGACATCAAACGCCTACGACTTCTACCGCTGGCTCCGCTGGGGCGACCGCGATCCCGACGCACCCGACGATACGCTGGTGGACGGCGACGAGGGCGAGTACAAGTGGAAGCCGGGCATGGCGGGCAGGTTCATGCTGCTCAAGGGTGCCTCGACCAAGACTGCGCCCAGAGCCATGATCTCGTACCCAGACAGTCAGCGGAAAGACCGCCACGCCGGAGCACGGGGAGAGGTCCCCGTCCTCATGGTCAACACCAATCTGGTCAAGGACACGTTGAACCACATGCTCGACCGGATCGAGCCGGGCAACGGCATCCTGTTCCCGGATTGGCTCGACGACAACTTCTTCATCGAACTCACGGTCGAGGTGAAAGACCCCCAGAAAGGGTGGATCAACCCGAAGCGTTTCAGGAACGAAAGCTGGGACCTCTTGGCCTACTGTTTGGCGGCGCAGTTGACGCCCACCATGAACGTAGAGCATATTAACTGGCAAGACCCGCCAGCGTGGGCAGAAGAGTGGGATATGAATGATCTGGTATTTGATCCAGAAATAGACGATAAACCATTTGACACTGACCCGAAGCCTAAAAGGTCCCTCAAGGAACTGGCTTCGAATCTAGCATGAGGTAGAACATGGCCGACCTGACCGCCGACGAGATCGTCACCTACACCACGAGGCTCGCCGAGGCCGAAGGTGCTCTGCACAATCTGCTCATGGGGCAGACCGCTCGAACCTTTGTCGATCAGAACGGCGAGCGCGTCGAGTTCACAGCAGCGAACGCTGGTCGGCTCCGGGCCTACATCTACGAACTGAAACTCTGCCTTGGTAAGATCGACACCACCGGGCCGATGAAAGTGAGCATGGTCTAATGGGTATCCAAGTAATGAACAGCGAGCAGGCGCAGATCGCGCGGGACATCGACGAACTGATCGGTGGCAACGCCAAGGACATGGCGTTCTCCGGGGCGTATGATGGCGCTGCCGTATTCGACAAGCAGATCGCAACGTGGTCGCCTCCCCTGCAATCCGCAGACGCCGACATCCTCCCGGACAAGGCGCAGCTAGACGCTCGGGCGCGGGACCTCGGTCGCAACGATGCCTACGTGGCTGGCGGCGAGCAGCTTCACAAAGACTCCATCGTCGGGCACATGTATATGCTCAACGCCAAGCCCAACGTGAAGGTGCTGGGCTGGACCGACGAGCAGGCCGAGGCGTTCCAAGAGGAAGTCGAGAGCAAGTTCCAAATCTGGGCAGAAAGCCCCCACAATTGGGTGGACGCCCGACGCAAGCAAGACCTCACAGGACTGATCCGGTTGGCGGTCGGCGTGTTCGTCTATGGCGGCGAAGTTCTGGGGACCTGCGAGTGGATCAGCACCAATCGTCGGGAGTTCAAGACGGCCATTCAGTTGATCGACCCTGACCGACTGATGACCCCGTTTACCGAGATGCACAACGCAAACGTCAAGGGCGGGATCAAGTTCGATAAGTACGGCGGCCCGGTCTCAGCGTTCATCCGCACCCGACATCCGCACGACTACGGCATGTCGCTGGGCAAGGACCCCCTCGACTACAAAGAGGTCGGCTTCCAAAAGCCATGGGGCCGCCAGCAAGTGATCCACATCCTCAACGAGAAGCGGGTCGATCAGAGCCGGGCTGTATCCGACATTGTGTCGGGCCTCCGGGAACTGGCGATCACCAAGAAGTTCCGGGACGTGACCCTACAGAACGCCGTGGTCAATGCGACCTACGCAGCGTCCATCGAATCAGAACTGCCGAGCGAGGTGGTGTATCAGCAGATGGGCGCAGGCGACACGGCCAGCGCCGTGACGGACTACGCCTCGAACTACCTGTCCGCCATCGCGGACTACACTGGCTCGTCCAAGAACATGCAGATCGACGGTGTGCGAGTTCCGCACCTGTTCCCCGGCACCAAGTTGAACCTGACCCCTGCCGGGACACCGGGCGGCGTCGGCCAAGACTTCGAGACTTCGTTGCTCCGCTACATCGCTGTGGCCCTCAACGTGTCCTACGAGGAACTGACCGGGGACTACAGCAAGACGAACTACTCGTCGGCCCGAGCGGCCATGGCGAAGACCCACAGGTTCATGCAATCCCGGAAGCGCGATGTCGCTGACCGGATGGCGAACTACGTCTATCGGTTGTGGCTGGAAGAGGCGATCAACCAAGATCAGATCGAGACCTACCGGGCCAGTGAGGCCGGGCTGCTCTACACCAACGGGCACCAGAACCTTCGCTTCGACGCCCTGACCCAAGCGGACTGGATTGGCGCATCGCGCGGCCAGATCGACGAACTCAAAGAGACGCAGGCTGCGGTCCTTCGGATCAAGTATGGCCTGTCCACCCACGAGGATGAACTGAGCCGCCTTGGCAAAGACTGGCGCAAGGTCTATGCTCAGCTTGAACGTGAAGCCAAAGACCGCGACGAGCGGGGTATTGAACTTTACGAGGATAACAGCGTAAATGCAGCCTCGGGCACCACGCGCGAAGCTGACACGAACGAAAAGGACGATGCCAATGCCGACGCGGAATGATGGCGGAACCCTAATGGCCCGACTGGCCGCGAACCCCCTGCTGCTTCAACCCGGCTGCGAAGACCTGTTTGCGCATAGCATCATCGACATGCAGTCCGACGCGAAGTTCGACGGGGCCATGAACGTCTCGGACAACATGCTCGCCGACGACTTCTGGGATGATGACGACGAGTTCATCTCTTGGCTGCGTCCGTACACAGTGCAGGACGGGGTACTGACGATCCCGGTCAAAGGCGTCCTCATGAACAAGCTGAGCATCAAGTTCGGCTCCTACGCCACAGGCTATCAGTACATCGAGCAAGCTGTGATGCGGGGAGTACAGGACCCAGAGGTCAGCGCCATCGTGTTCGACATCGACTCCCCCGGCGGCGAGGTTGCCGGGAACTTCGAGTTGTCTGAGTTCATCGCAGAGCAGCGCGTCGAGAAGCCGATCCGGGCAGTCGCCAACGACCACGCCTACAGCGCGGCCTACAGCATCGCCTCGGCGGCCCACAGCATCACGATGGCCCGCTCTGGCGGCGTTGGCTCGGTCGGCGTTGTCACCATGCACATGGATGTCAGCGAGCGCATGGACAAGATGGGGGTCAAGGTCACGTTCATCTACGCGGGGAAGCACAAGGTTGAAGGCAACCCCTATGAAGCATTGCCTGCTGCGGCCAAAAGCCGTATTCAGGACAGGATCGACCGTATCTACGGAGAATTTGTTGGCCTAGTTGCCGCGAACCGGGACATGGACGAGCAAGCGGTTCGGGATACCGAGGCGCTTACATACGACGCATCGGACGCTGTGGACATCGGTTTCGCAGATCGTGTCGGTACGATGAAAGAGGAACTGGCCGAACTTTCAATGGCCGCAACGGAGATGGAGCACACCATGGCTACCACTACACCCAAGACCCCCGCTGCCAATGAAGGCGGCATCACTCAGGCGCAGATGGATGCAGCAGTTGCAGCCGCCCGCACCGAAGGCGCAGCAGAAGGCGCGACCGCAGAACGCGAACGCACCAGCGCAATTATGGACAGCGACGAGGCCAAAGATCGCCCTGCCGCCGCTCGTGCTCTGGCCGACTCCGGCATGGACGCCGAGGCTGCCGTGACCGCTCTGGGCAAGATGCCGAGCGAAGCTGCGCAGGCACCAAAGGCCGACGCGGCCCCCGACGCACCCAAGGCGACCACGCCCGCACCGACACCCTTCGCCGCCAACATGGACGGCCCGGAGGTCGGAGCGGAAGTCGCAGAACCCAAGGCCAAGGATGGTGCAGTCACCTCCGACGACCTGTTGGGTGCTCACGCAGCCGCGACCGGCATCGACCGCCGCGCGAAAGCATCGTAAGCCGGGGAACCGGCGTAACCGTCAACACGAAAGGACACCATCATGGCTGTTGACAATAAGGTCCCCTATAGCGATCCGGGCATCGCAGGCTTCGAAAAAGAGTCTTGGGGCAACAAGCAGAACTGGCAGTATGGCGACACGCCTGCGCTGACCACGAAAACGCTTTCGTTCGCTGCGTCTGGCGCGGACATCGTGATCGCCTTCTTGGGCGTGATCGCAACGGACGGCGACCCTGCCGTCTACAACGCAACCCCGTCCGCCGCCACGGCGAACTACGTTGCTGCGACCGCGATCACCATCACCGATGGCGATACGAAGTCGGTTCCTGTCTACACGATGGGGCACTTCGAGCAGGAGGCCCTGACTTGGGACGCTTCCTATGACACCGACGCGAAAAAGCAGGCGGCCTTTGTTGGTTCCGTTTCGCCCACGATCTTCGTGTCCAAAGGCAACTTCGACTCGGACGCAATCTACCCGTAAGACGGTAGATGCAAAGGTCATAGATAAGCGAAAGGATAGACAACATGTCGCTTGCAAACAACATCTACGACACCTCGACCCTGCTGGGTACGATGCGTCAGATGGAAGCCCCATCGAACTACTGGCTGAACCTGTGTTTCGGTCAGACGATCCAGTTCGACACCGAAGAGATCGACTTCTCCAAAATTCAGGAGAATCGCAAGATCGCCCCGCTGGTCGTTCCGACCGCGCAGGGTGTGCCGATCTACAGTGCCGCCGAAGAGCGCGGCTCGGTGAAGCCCGCCTACGTCAAGCCCAAGGACGCCGTGAACGCTTCGCGTGTGATCCGCCGGGCCGCTGGCTTCGGCGAGTTGAACTCGTCCGCTCCGATGTCGCCGCAGCAGCGGTATCAGGCCATCGTGGCTGACATCCTCAAGCAGCACCGTGACGCGATTGAACGGCGCTGGGAATGGATGGCGTCCGAGGCCGCTCAGCACGGCACCGTG